ATATCATTCCGAATTAGCTCAGTTGGTAGAGCACACGACTGTTAATCGTGCTGTCGTCGGTTCGAGCCCGACATTCGGAGTAATTGCCGACTTAGCTCAGTTGGTAGAGCAACGGTATCGTAAACCGTAGGTCGAGGGTTCGAATCCCCCAGTCGGCATGCGATGACTCTTACAACCCTTGATATCAAGGGATTTGTAAGAGTATTTTTTTGTTTTGTAGCACTTTTGTAGCACTAAAGATTATTTAGTAGTGCCATTGACTTGTTTGTTTGGTCATTTCTTTGAGTTTGTAGCAAATGAGTGTAAACTGAAAGTGTAATATCTATGCTCGAATGACCAAGTCTTTCAGAAACATATTTTACATCAACACCTTGAGATAATAACCAACTAGCGTGTGTGTGACGAAGTCCATGAAATGTAATCATTTTATCAGAGTTAATTTCTTTTAGATTACGTGTCAGCTGTTTATTAGCCGCTTCATTTGTAGGAGGATAATTGTTAGATCCAGTAAATACGAATGTAGTATTTTGATGTAAGTTATACCATTCAGTTAAATCTTTAATTAACACGTCAGGAACATCAACTTTTCTAGTTGATGTTTTAGTTTTAGTTGGCTTAAATAATTTACGTGGACTATCCCATGTCTTATTAATTGAAATAATACTGTTATTAAAGTTAATATCGGACCATTCTAGCGCCGCAATTTCAGAATAACGACATCCTGTGTGAAGGCCTGTTAAAATCATCATATCCGTAACTGGACGTTCTCCGACGGGACGAGAGACTATATTAGTAACCAATGACTTCATTGTATCTGCTTCTAGAAATTTTAAATTTCTGTCTTTTCCATCAAGCCCGGTTGTATTAGTACCTTTAGTAAAATCTTTTATAATAACATCCTCTGCAATAGCTGAATTAACCATCTGATGAACATGCATTTTTATTTTTTTAGTTGTCTCTATTGCATATTTTTCTCCCATTTCATTTAAAAATTTTTGAAAACGAGCTCTAGTCATATTTTCAATTGTGACATTTTCAAATGCATTGTGTAGATGTTTGCTAGTTAATTTATACCACTTGACTGTAGAATATGTTACGAATGGTTTTTTATATATTTCAAACCATTTATCAAAATAAACGGGAAATGGTGTTTTTGTATTAAATGTAAGTGCATGTTTTTGTTTTGCTACCTCCATTTCGTTGGCCCATCCCTGTGCTGCTGATTTTGTTTTGAAACCGGATTTTGTTTTTCTACGGCGCTCACCATCTTTCAATACGAAAACGTTGGCAGTCCAACTTTTACCACGCTTATAAATACTTGCCATTAGTTTAAACCTAACCTTTCTTGTTTAAAATTAGACAGTTTATTGACTTGTCTGGGTCACAACACAATATTAATAGACTTTTTTATAAGGAATTTTCATTCGTTTATATGCTGCTCTAATTGAATTTTCAGAACCGTTATTGATGATAGCCACAATTTCTTTCATTGTATGATTTTCCCCTAAATTAACTAATTCATCATAAGTTTTTCCAAAATAAGAATGTGACTTGGCATGAATTTGTCCTTTTCTAACTTCTGTCGCTTTTTTTGCGGAAATATGTAATTTTCCTAAAATAGCATGTATTGAGGTTATTTTGAGACCAGTAATATCAGACAATTCATAAACAGTATGTTGTGCAGCCATCTCTTGCCACCATTTAGAAGTCCGATTTGTTTTTGCACCAGTTCCTCGAGAAATAGGTATATTATTTTTTCCAATTAATTCAATCAAAAATGCTTTTGATACATGGTGTTTATCTGCAACTTTTTGTACTCCAAAGGAATTTATATCATCTATTAGTAATTCTTTTTTATCTAAAAGGGCTTGCTTTTTTCGATCAGAACTGTTTTTTATCAGAGCATGTTGATTTCTAATTTGTTGAACGCGTTGCCTACTAATATTTAATGTTTGTGAAATTTCTAAATCAGTAAATCCTAGAGAATATAGATATTTTGTCATATCAGTATTATTTTCAAAATTTTTTGAATTTATTTTAGTTAGTGATTTAAAAAACTTTTTGTTATTTTTTTTTGCAATTATATTGTTTTCTCGAAGAATAGCTTGAACTTGTTTTTGTGATACGTTAAACATTTTAGAAATTTCATATGTAGTGTGAGTAGGTGCTAATTTAATAGCTTCTTTATGCCAAGGGGTATCTCTTGTTTTCTTAGTAAGGCACTTGATATTATTTGTTTTGAAAAAATAACGTAAGTTAGCTATAGGAATATCTAGTATTTTTGCAATTTCTGTAGCAGTATGATCGGATGCTAGTGTTCGTGCCCTAGATTGCCACTTTAACTTCTCTGATTTATCAATAACAGGTTTTGGCTTTATATCATATCTAAAAAGATAAGATTGTATATTATTTTCTGACTGATCAACAATTTTTGATAATTCTGCTAATGTGTGTGTAGTAGCTAATTTCTTAACTGTTTCATGCCATTCTTTATGGACACCAGACTTAACATTTATGTTATTTTTTTTAACCCATTTAGCAACAGAACTATAAGTAATTCCTACTTCATTTGCAATTTCTGTCATGGTTAGTCCTTTATCGGCCAATAATTTGGCCTTATCTTTCCATGTATTAGTCATTTAAGTGTCTCCTTTCAAAATTTGAATTTTTTTGATTATTCTTATGTATGCCACCAGTAGGGTGGCTTTTTTATTAATCACTATTTTTTACGAACATATTATCTGTAAAATAAACATTTAAATATATACCAGATAACAGTATTATTTGTGGTAAGAATTGAATTAAATATCTACTTCTGCCACCTTCAAAGAGTAGAAGATACATTAATGAACCAATAATTGATAATTTTAATATCATTATGATAGATTCTAATTTTTGGGGTGATTTATATCCCAAGGTTAAAATTACGAGCAAGATGATCCATACAATCTGTGAAATAAAAAAATAATCAAGTAAATGTGAACCATTTGGGTAAACAAGCTGTTGTAACCTGTTAGTTGCAGGAGCAAGTATAAAATTACCTTCTTGTAACCAACCGAAAGCACCATTTGAAGTATTATTTGTATTTTTCTTAAGCAAAAATTGTAGGTAACCAAAAATACCATAACTGTGTAGAGTATCTTTGATTTGTTTTACTGCAAATGTCTTCTTCTCATGTTGTGTTTTCAATGAATTTACCGTGTTTGTTAGCATTGTGTTATAACCACCGTTACCAACCATACCCATAGCAAGGAATAATTCTGGTGGTTTTTTCATACTGGGATTGACTTTAATATATTGTTGGTCATGCAAGTAAGAGTTATATATTTGTTTAACACCAAAAGCGGAACCAAAGCTAACTAACAAAATTGAAATAATATAGAACACTTTTACTTTTTTACTTTTGAATAATAAATAAAATATTTCAACCAAGATAATAGCGATAATGAAAATTACAGATGATGGCTTGAGTAAAAATGAAAGTGTTCCAAAAATTCCAATTAATAAGGAACCTAATAATTTTATATATAGATTATTGTTTTCTTTAGCAATTAAGTATCCTAAAAATGCCAGACTTACTAACGGCAAAACTAATACATCGGTATATGGGACGATTATGTAAGGGAAACAACCTAAAAGCAGTAAAGATAGTAACCAGGTTGTGTACATACTATTTTTGTTAATATATCTAGCCGTTAATATAGTGATTATAAATCCTAAATCAGTACTTAATAACGACATGATATTAAATGAAACCCAATTCGCCCCAAAGCGATTGCCCCAAAAATTTTCTAAGAATAAAAGTGGTAAATTATTGGGATTATAACTAAAATAGTTAGGCATTGAAGTACCATAAATTACTTGACCAACTACACCACCAACGTCAAAGCCAATTGTAGTGGTTGTTTGGGCTATGAAAATTATTTGTCCAATTATTAATAAAAGTGACCAAATAGATAGCAAAGTTAACTTGTAACCCAACACTAGGGGTGTTACTTTATTTTTGATAAATGACTTAATGTTGTTTGATGCAAAATATATAACTATGCATATTGCAAATAGTGAAATAAGTGTAAACAGTTCTGGAGACACTGCGGCTATGTTTAAATGAGTGGATCTAATTGAACCGATAAAGATTAATATCATCCAAATTAGAAATACAATGTTAATTGCTTTTTTTAAAAAGTTGAATGTAGATACTTTTATTTTATTTTTTTCCATAATGATTATTCGATAATTCCTAATATTTATTTTTTATAAGCGCCCGTTTTTATTTCTTCTATAGTCTCATCAAATATTTTTTTCCACTGCTTCATCTTTTCAAGTTCTTCATCAGTAAAATCACCATTATGAGGCTTTTCACTTAGTTCACGTAATATCTGCATGTTTGATTTATTATTGGACATTTTTAAATTCTCCAAAGTAGTCGCCGTAAATGATTTTTAATTGTTCCTTAACTTCGCTTTCCAAGAAGTAGGGGATTCCATACCAAAACATAATATCGTAGTAATTTGGTGACCAGCCATTTAAACAATGAGCACTGAGTATTCGACTGATTGCTTTTTTATTTGCTTCTACTTCGTTATAATTTCTTTCATCATTTCCGTTATCCCATAATATGCGACCAGTATGATGTTCTTCTATATGAATAATTTCATGTGTTAAGTCGAATACAGTGATTGTATCCTGGTTGATAATTAAAACATTTCTGTTTGAATATAAGCTTGCATGTAATTGAGGGGATAGGCCTGATACTTTAACGCAGTCATATCCTAAATTCTCAATTTTTCTAATTAAGCTGTCTTGGATTTCTTCAATACTAAATTGACTATCGATCATTCATTATTGATCCTTTCGTGGGTACTTAGAAAGGACTGCTTTAATAATGGCCCAATCTTCATCACTTATAGGGACACCACCAGCATTGATTGCTTCGTCACGTTCGCTGTCATCAACAGCGTACTGTTGTAAGTCGATAGACTTTTGATGAGTTGTTTTATTATTTGTTTCTGCCTTATCTTCTACTAAGTCTGCTTTAGTAATTCCGAAGTAATTAGCTAAAAGTTCTATTTTGTCAATGCGGGGGTAAGATACGCCATTCAACCAGTTGTAGACAGTTGATCTTTTAATGCCAAGATCAGCTATTAGATTGGCCGGAGTTTTGCCATTCTTATTTAGGTAGAGCTTTATGTTCTCTGCCATTATTTCAGTTGCTTTATTAGCCATTTTTAACCTCTTAATATTTTCTTAATTAGTTATTCGATACGTTGATATTACTGCTTTTTACGTAGTTTTTCAAGTTTTTAAATGGGACTTTCCTATTTAAAAGCGTATTTTGCCTTGCTTTTACCCATTTAATGGGTATATAATAATCACATCAAGTAAAAGGAGGTTTCAAAATGAGCGTTAAATTAACATTGAAAGCACTCCGAGCAAATAACAACATGACACAGCCTCAACTAGCTGAAAAGATTGGTGTATCAGTAAGTACGGTGCAATCTTGGGAGAATAAAGGAGTTCAACCAAGAGCCGATCAAATCGTTAGATTGTTGAATTTGTTTCATGTTAATTTTGAGGATGTTATTTTTTTCTAGTCGTTTCCCATTTAATGGGTATTGTTAAAAGTTTTTAAAGGAGGAAAAACTATGTCAAATAATATTCAAATTTTTAACGGACTAAAGGTTAAAGAATTAAACGGACAAGTAATGTTCGATGCAGAAACAGTAGCAATTGGAATTGGTTTATCTCAAGTTAAAAATGGAACAACGTATGTTCGCTGGGAACGAGTTAATTCACTTTTGAAGAATTCCCCACGAGTGGGGAAAGGTGATTACATTACAGAACCTCAGGTATATATGTTGGCAATTAAAGCTGAAAGTAATCAAGCTGACCACTTTCAAGATTGGGTAACTAAAGAGGTATTACCAAGTATTCGGAAAACTGGTGGATATCAGGCAAAGCAAATGACACCAATGGAACTTTTGGAAACACAATATGAAGCATTGAAAGATGTAGATGCAGCTCAAAAAGAATTGCGACACGAATTCACTGATCTAAAAGAACAGTTTGGACTGCCAAATGATTTTAGAAAGCGATTCACCAAGGCTCGAAACAAACGAGTAATTGAAATCATGGGCGGATATTATGGTACGGCTTATGCAAATAAAAAATTGCGAAGTGCCGTTTATCGAGAGTTGTCAAACTATGTGAAGGATCGTTTCCAAATTGGAGAATATGCTAATTTGCCACTATCGAGATTTGATGAAGCAATGAGGCTCATTGAAAACTGGCAACCAAGTGAAGTTACTGCTTTAGCAATTGATGGAGCTAATCAAACGGCATTGGAGGTATAGAGAATGGCAGAAGGAGCAACAATACAATTGCCAATAGAAATGCTGACACATTTGAGTGAGTCAGTTGTTGAACAAGCAGTTGCATTAGCAGAACAAAATATTCTACATCATGATGAATTTGTTCAATTAAATCGGACAAATAAAACGCCAAAAAGCAAACGGACTTTAGAAGATTACTTGGGTGGCATGAGTTTAAACGATTTCAATCTTTACTGGCGTAGACGGGTTGAAGCTGAACCGGGATTAACAATTCCGAAAGGGGAGAGACAACTTTTATATCACGGTAGAAAAGTTCAACAGTACATTGCAGAACATGCTGCGGAAGTTACAAATAAAAGAAGATAGGTAATCGGCAAAGTAATTTAGGGGGCAACAATAATATGTCAACAGGAACGAAAGATTTTCTATTAGCTTTACAAATCGCATTTAATAATTTCATTGCTCCAATGATAGCAGTTCTTATGTTACTTGGATTGATTTACTTTTTCTGGGATGAATTGGCACTGGTTTTAAAAGTTATCAGTCGTATTATCAGCTTAGGATTCTTGATGGTAGCCTGGTTTATTTTTGTTTTAACTGACGGTAAAAAAGTTGCAAATGAACGGTTAAAAGGAATTAGAGATGATGGAAATTCAAAATAACATGATGTCTCGTATAAATTTTATAAGAGTTGTTGCGATTGCAGGCATTCTTGGCATGACTGATGAAGAGCTTGCATTAGAGCTTGGAACAGAAACGGATGCTATTCGAATGTTTCGGACATTGAGGACAGATGCTTTGGTAGCACCATGGTTGTCAAATAATCTATATCAATTTTTAAATAAAAATAGCCATCTACTCATTGGCGTGAGTGATGGCTTGGGTAATTTGAATTAGAAGCTCAATTACCCTTCTAACTTAACATAAGGAGGCGCTTATGCCAAATGACTTGGTAGATCCACCAGATGATGAAGAGCCTTGGGGCTATGATTTTGAAGGTGATGAAATCGTAATTGGGGATGACGTTGTCGAAATCGACAATGAATATATTCCCCTTGAGAAAGCAATGGCTTACTTAATCTCATACGGAAGTGCAGTTAATACGGAGGAATATCAAAATGACAGAGACTTTTAATATCGCAAATACAGCATCACAACAACTAGTTGCAAACTCAGTAACGGCCGATTTTAAGGGCTTGGTTCAATCACAAGGTTTCAAATTTCCTGATGGTTATCATGTTGCTAATGCTTTGCAAGAGGCAGTCGCAATGTTACCAACAGTCAATGGAATTAACAAAGTTTCAGCTGATTCAATTAAGAAAACATTGTTCGATATGGTTGTACAGGGATTAAGTCCAGCTAAAACTCAAGTCTATTTCATCGCTTACGGCAATCAATTACAAATGCAACGTTCTTATTTCGGAACACAACAAGTCTAAAAACGCTTGAAGGATATTGAAGATATTCAAGCTTATGTTGTTCGTAAGGATGAACAGTTTGATGTTGATTATGATGACAATGGTGGGCTAGTAGTGGTAGCTCATCACACTGATTTCATGAAGTTAGATAACGAAATCATTGGTGCATATGCAGTTATCACTAAGGCTGACGGACATAAGCAATATGAAGTCATGACTAAGAAACAAATCGACACATCTTGGACACAAGCACGGACTAATAATGTGCACAAGAAGTTCCCTGAAGAAATGGCTAAACGTACCGTTATCAATCGTGCTGCGAAGAATATCATTAACACATCTAGTGATGATGATAATTTGATTGCTGCAATCAATGGTACGACAGCAAATGAATTTGGTGATGATCCAAAGGATGTTACTCCACAAACGGTTGAGAAACCAAAACAAAATGCTTTGTCACGAATGGCTAAGGCTGCGCCTAAACAAGCTGAAAACCCAAAAGAACAAAAGCAAGTTGAACCACAAAAAAATGATGAAAAACAACAACCTGTAGAACAGCCAGAATCAACTCCTAATGACGTTTCACGTGAAGATGAACAAATACCTGAAGAACCTGTGAAAGACGTCCCTGAGACAGTAGATGGTAAGAATACGGTAGTTGAAATTAAAAGCTGGTTAGATAGTCATCAAATTCCGTATCAACAAGGTTTAACCAAGAATGAATTGCTAGAAATTGTAGATCAGTACCAAAAATCACAAGAAGTAGACGATGATGAAGAAATCATTCTTGATAATGATGGTGGATTTAGTCTAGGCGATTTGTTTAATGATTCGAAAGAAGGTGAATAGTTATGGCAGAAGAACTAAATTATTATGATCCAAAAGATGCATATGTTCACATGCATGCATCAAACTTTAAAAACTTTTTATTCAATGGTGAAGCTGAAGCACTTGCCAATATGGCAGGAACTTACGACATTTTTGAAAATAAAACAGCTTTACTAGTTGGTAACTTCTTGCATTCATATTTTGAAAGTAAAGAAGCACATCAAGAATTTAAAGATAATCATCCAGAAATCATTTCACAACGTGGTAAGTCAAAAGGTGAGTTAAAGAGTGAATTTAAGGTAGCTCAAAAGATGATTAAACGAATTAAGTTGGACCCTGTGATTATGGCGCTCGTTAATGGAGCGCCTGACAAAGAATATGTGATTGATGGCGATATCAATGGAGTTGCATGGCGTGGGAAGTTAGATGCAGTCAATTTAGAAGAACGGTATTTTATAGATTTTAAAACTGTTAAATCGTTGAAAGAATTCCATAGCTTAGTTGGTGGTGAATGGTCTGATTACTACAATGAATATACAAATTTCTTTGTTAGTCGTGGTTATCACATTCAAATGGCAGCATATCAAGAAATGTTAAAGCAAATGACGGGTCAAGATTTTGAAGTGTACGTGGTTGCTGTAAGCAAAGAGGATGAGCCATTGGCTGATATTTATAAGATTGACCAAGATACTTTGGATAGTGGAATGCGTGAAATACTAGCTAATCAAGACCATATTGTGAAATTAATCAACGGTGAAGTACAACCTGTTCAAGCAAAAACATATAGTCGATTATATCGGTCAACCTATCGTGTTGATCCAGAACATGTAGGAGTTTTGTAAATGGATTTATGGGGACGAATTACAGCCATCAAAGGCAATCAAGTGGTTATTAATCTTGAAAATCGTGAAGAGCTAGCTAATTTGTCTCTTTTTACTAAAGATGGTCAACCACAAGTGGTCGTTGAAGTACAAGATGAAAGACAATTGAGTAACTTGCAACGTAAGAAAGCTTATGCCGTGATGGGAGAGATTGTTAAATACACGGGATATTTACCTGAAGAAGCCAAAGAGTGGATGAAATATTTGTTCACAGCAGAGACGGGACATCCTTATTTTAGCTTTTCAGATGCTGATATGACGACAGCAAGAGAATTTATCACTTTCTTGTTAGATTATGCAATTAAACATCACATACCAATGATGCACAGTGGACTAACTTATCAGGACGATTTGGATGCATATATGTACCAGTCATTGAAGTATCGTTCCTGTGTCATTTGTGGGGAACGTGCTGATGTTCATCACATCGATACGGTAGGAATGGGAAATGATAGAGCTCTTGTTGATCATAGAAAAAAAGATTTAATTGCTTTATGCAGAGAACACCACCAGGAAGCACATCAGTTAGGTTGGCCTACTTTCAAGAAAAAATATCACGTCAAAGGCATTAAATTAAATGCTCAAACGCTAAATCAACTCGGAATTATGACATATAAACGAATGAAGGAGATTGATAATGATCAGACGAGAACGACGTAAAAGTCATTTTAGCCAAATACCAAATGTGACATTACGTGATGCAAGTTTATCGAATAGTGCATTTAGATTATTGATGTACATGTTATCAATGTCAGACGATTGGATTTTTAGGAACAGTAAGATTGCTAAAGATTTAGGGCATAATGCTCGGTGGGTTTCAAATAACATTTCTGAGCTTGAAAAAGCTGGTTATATTACCCGCAACACCGTTCGAAATAAACGCGGTCAAATTGTTGAATGGGAGCGTATTTTACACGAATTACCACATGTCGCAAAAGGGACATCTGGTAAACGTTGATACGACGGGGTTAGCCACATGTCTTAAAAACGACATGTAGTAAAAGGACACCCTAAGAATATCAATATTATAAGAATATCAATTATTAAGAATATCAAGGCGCTGGTGTTGGAGTAGCCGCTATCAAAGTATGGGAATAAAGTTAGCAATTAACACCAGCACCAACACACATAAAATGAGATATAAATTATGGATAAACAAGCAGATTCACAGGTAGAAAATGAGTGGAAGTTAGCAGACATTGAATACAATGGTTATTCAAACAATGACATTATTAAATTTTTATCTCAACTACAAAATCAAACTCATGACTATTTCGAAGCAAAAAGGTTATTAATCTCAGCTATTAGGCTAGTTAAGAAAAAAGGACTGACTACTAAGAAAAAAATGACCGGTGGTTATGTCAAAGATTATGTTGATACATGGATTGCAAATGGATTAACTAGCGTTGATGAAATGCTCGAATTCGAAAATAAGAGAAGTGAAAGGTCAAATGATAGTCAAGGAGAATCAAAAGTCCTCAAACCTACATCTGATCAAATTCAAAAGCAAAATGAAAAATTAGCTAAACAGCTAGGCTATAACACTGTTGAAGAAATGGGCAAGGCTTCATGGAACTTGTTAGTTGAGTTACGAAATACACGGCCTGAACGAATGGCCAATAAACCCAAAACAGGATTAACAGCAACAGGGCATCAAGCATTAATTAGGAGATAACAACAACAGCCGAGGGTGGAAAGACTGAAAGCCCGTGAATAAGTGGGAATTAAAAAGATAAATGATTATGTGCTATCAGAGCATGCGCAGGATAGATTGTTGGAACGATTTAAGACAACTAAAAGCAATTGGAATGCGTGGTTAACCAATTTTAATAAAGATGCTGAGTTAAAGCATATCGGAACTAATGATGATCAGGGACGAGAAGTTTGGCTTAGTGGTGAAGTTGGTATGGTGATTGAAACAGTTGACAAAATAATTATCACAGTGTTTCACGTCTACGGTAAGAGCTTTCCGGAGAGTTTGAAAATTGACTTACGTAACACGGCGTTACGCTTACAAGATAAAGCTGAAATTGCATTTAAAGAACGTACTAAAGAGTTAGTTAATCAATTAGCTTATCGAGATGTTGAAGCGAAAGAAACTGAACACGTTATTTCACAAATGGTGCAAGCGAAAGCAGAATACAACACGTATTGTGATGGGTTATTTGCATTGGCTAATTCACAAGAAATGGAGAAATAACTAATGGTTCTGAAACATGAAATCGATGGGGTGAAGTCTGATGAAAATTAGCAAACTGATTGATGAGTTGGAGAACCGTAAGCAAAATTATGGCGATATGGACGTGTTTGATATCACAGGGCGTCCATTCACGCACACAGTCATGACCTATGAAGATGACAAAATAACGTTGCAGATACGTAGCTAAGGAGTGAGAAACATGGAGGCAAGGCAATGACAGATAAAAAACATGATGAGAGTAATAAAAAAGACCAATTCACCTATGATGAATTGGTTGATGAAAATTTAATTTTAAATAGAATAATTGAATCTCAGATAAAAATAATAGAAATGAATAATCAAATATTTAGTCTTTTGATGTCTCACCGTTAACTATTTGAAGTGCTTCCTCATATGTTAATTGGCTTGATATTTGAAACATAATAGTTGTGATAAATTTTTGGATTGTTTCAGCATCTTTATCAGGATGTTTCCGTTCATAATGTGTTTCGTCATTTCCAATCCAAGCGGCAGCAGTAAACAAATCTTTAATATTTGGAAACGCATTAAAATTTTCGTTAATAACTTGACCAAGTTGTTGTTTTTTAATTTTTGACTCTATATCTGGATTTAAATGAATTGCGAAATCTTTAACCAGGAATTCTAATGCTTTTCGGAGCCCCATTCCGTAAATTTCTTTTAAGCCGTACTGTTTTGCCTGTAAAGCTTGATTATAAATTTCTGGGAATCTGCTAGATATTTCTATAATATTTTCTGGAATATTATTTGAAATAGGAGGTGTATAGGTTAGAGAAATTTCTTTGAGACAATCATGCTCATTATATTCTCTTAGAAGAAACATTCGTGTAAAAAATTTATAGCACAGTACACATTGTAATAGTACAGCCACGGTATCTGTGTCATCAGACTCCTGATAGATATATGCTTGGGAAACAGCATAAAAAAATCTAGGTGACATGATTTTTCCACAATGTGGACACATTTCAGGTATTTCTAAGGGGAAGCTAGCTGTACTTCCAGTACCACTGTTAAAATGCACAGAATAATTAGTTTTTAACATAGTTTGAAATCTCCAAATAATTTAGTTGACTCAAATATATAACAAAATTTAAGAACAAAAAAGCCCACCACGGCTAAATGGTGAGCTGAAATCTAATTACAGATATAACACGAAATGTTATGAAGAAGATTATAACATGGAAAGTTTAGCATCTGTACACACGAAAACGATATAAGGTGGTGGAATAAATGGAACTACAAGATGTAATCGAAGCACAAATGATATTAGGAAAGTTATCTGTAGGAATGGTTTTGGCGATAGCAAAAGACCCTCATGAAAATGTCGAGCTGGTTGAAAAGATAGGAGTGCCAGGTTAATGAAAAATATTGCACCAGTTAAATTAGCAATGATCCTGATAGCTTTGATGGTTATCGTCGGGATAATTTGCGAAACCATAATTGAGGTGATGGAGTAATGGGACAAAACAAAAGTATTGATGAAACTGTAATCCATAAAGACACGAGTGTTATTTATGGTGAAGATGTTCGATTAACACAAATCAAGCAAATAAAAAATCAACAGGATGTTTTTGACAAAGAGTTGGACCGCATAAGTGAAGATTTGACGTTCACGATGGTTGCGCTATGCATTGTAGCCGTATTGTTACTTATTACAGCTATCTTCCTAATATTTGTAATTAATCGGGTGGGTATATAAAAACTAATGAGGTGTTGAAATGAAAACATTAATTATTGTAATTGCGATTGTGCTCCTGATTTTCATTCTGATCATTGGTAGTTTCATTATTAAATTTTTTCAAATGGTATTTAAACAAATGAAAGACAGCAACGCCAAACGCATTGAAATGAGAAAAGACTTTGAACGGATGAAACGTGAAGTTGAAGATAGACATAATAAGTTGAGGTGAAAATATGAAAGCAATTAAGAAACCAATTCCAGTAGACGTGTGGCAAGCAGTTGCTGAAAAACAATTTAATGGCAAAATATTTATTGTGATTGATGGTGCGGAGCCGGATGAAGTAAAGCAGCTAGTAGCAGAAGGTTATAAGTCAATTGGAAATCAAAAGGATCTACATTTTGAAGTTGAGACATTGGAAGGAACAATGCGAGGAGAGGTAGATGATTATCTAGTTCGAGGCGTTCAAGGAGAGTTGTATGTGATCAAGAAAGATATTTTTGAACAAACGTATGATGTGATTGGGTGAATAAGAAGGATGGATAAAGCAATAGCAATAATATTATTCTTAATGTTACTAGCTCTAGTGGTATTCGGATATGTAGGAGTACTGTAATAGATTTAAAACCGTTTTATGCAAGTGATTGTGTAAGTCGGTTTTGTTTGGTTTAACAGATGCCAATAAAAAAATAAGATAAAGAGTTTGCATGGAGGTTGTTCTAATGGGGTTGTTAGGATTATTAGGTGATTTTGAGTTAGATGAAAAAGCAACAATTAATAATGTCCGTCGGTTCTTTGAACACGATTGGCCAATCATTCAAGAAAGAGCACATATTAGTTTTGTAGACGTTAAGTCGCCTGTTATTAGCGGTATGCCAAGTAGTGGAATGACAGGGAATGCAAATGACAACAAGTATTCTATTCATGCACAAGCATCCAAATGGGTGGATGATGTTATTAAAGCTTGTCAGGGGATGAAACAACCACATAGGTCATTCTTAGAGTTGCGTTATTTCAAAGGTTTGAAGTGGTTAGAAGTTGAAGAACGTACGGGTTACTCATCAAAGCGTGGGCAAGAGATTATAAACGAGGCATTTTTAGGCTTTGCGGAAGCTTTTGCAGATACATACGATTATCGAGAATACAAAGTGTGAAAAGTTCGCTATTAGTTCGCATAAAGAGCGCATTTACCGCGCGTTTGTCATCCACATAGCGCGCACTAATCGTTGTATTATGATATTGTCGAGTAATTGATAAAGAAGACAGCAGTAGGCTGTGATTACCTGGAGGAATTGAATAGTGAAATTAATCAATGGTGAAACATTGGCGGAAATGTCTAAGTTACCCGATGCATCAGTTGATATGATTTTGGCAGATTTGCCTTATGGCACAACGGCTAATGAATGGGATGTGTTAATTCCGTTTGATAAGTTGTGGGAACAGTATAATCGGATCATTAAAGAACATGGTGCGATTGTGTTGTTTGGTCAAGGAATATTTGCCAATCATTTAATCTCGTCAAACGAGAAGATGTATCGCTACAAATGGATTTGGAAGAAAGCACGAGCCGTTGGCTTTTTAAATGCAAAACGAATGCCGTTACGAACTGTAGAAGAAATTCTTGTTTTCTATAAGAAGCTGCCTACCTACAACCCCCAAATGTGACAGGGTAAACCGTATAAATCGGTCACTAAGCCACGTTTGGCACGTAATTACCGGGCAACTAAGAAAACAGTGGTAACGGATAACAAAGGTGAGCGCTATCCAATTGACGTATTGGAGTATGAACAACCATCCGTGCATGGCAAAGGTGTACATCCAACTGAGAAACCAGTTAATTTGCTTAGCTATTTGATTAAGACCTATACAAAGCCAGGTGATTTAGTATTAGACAATACCATGGGCAGTGGCTCAACTGGTGCTGCTGCTAAGTTAACAAATCGTAATTTTATTGGTATTGAATTGAGCAAAGAATTCTATGATATTGCAGTTAGTCGTATTGATGGCTAGGCAATTAAAATAAATAGCAAGTGTGGGGGAAAAGGTAGACCCTAATGAAGTTATAAGACAAAGATGGTGAAAAAAGGTGCTGGTAATGACTGAGACTAAGTGAATCTGATAAAGCACACATCTATAACATATAAGAGAGATTAACTTCAAGCCACGACCTCACTCAACGATAGGTACGAGTAGTTCCTAATCTTATATGGTGTCATGTTGGGTGCAAATCCTAACCACTTGCATAATTCATGTAAAATACTAATTTTATGATATTGATTAATATTTTTAGTATCATAGTAATGTTTAGACGTTGTAATTATTTTCTTTGATAATATAATTATGGTACTGGGGGATTTTTATATGAGAAAATTAACAAAAGAAGATCAGACTTTTTCAAACTGTTTGATAGACGCTTATAATAATGAAGACATCAAGACAGTGTTGGTAATGGGATTTGAAGATGATGATAAGTTCATGATTTCATTAATGTCAGCACTAGAAGCAGAGAAAAATGCTAGGGTTAAACTTAGAGTTAACCTTTTAGAACATACAAAAGAGTTAGTCCAAAGAGCAGTCGACCAGTATTTAAAAAATACAAAGGTTGCTTTTAACACTAAAAACCCGCTCAATATTTTTGGCCGCAAAATCCCAGTTGATCAGTGGGGACGCAACAGTAGTTTTCCAGTTTATAATGATATTTCAATTTATTATCCAGTTCAAACGGTTATAGATGGTGGTAATTCAAATGATTTTAAAAAATTCTCTGAAGCCTTATCTAATGATCATTCTAAACTTAGGATATTGGTTACTACGAACGATGTAACAAAAGGTTACTTAAAACTTGATTTGTTAAGCAATGTAGTCGACAAAATTATGGTATTAGATTCATCAGAAAAATTTCCAGAACAATATAACATAATTTTGAATAATTTAAATGAGGATAGGATTTACTACGAGAATTTTGAATTAGATAATTAATTTAAAATATACGGGTAATACACACATAATCAATAAAAGTTGTCAATTGGGTAAATGTGTTTATGATAAGTAGTATAATTTTAAGCTTATCTGGGAGATAAAAATGTGAATAATTTTATAAACTATTTAAGTAGCCCTTTGGGCACTATAATGGTGTCAGCTATTGTCTCTGTAATTACTGCACTACTAACTAGTGAAATAATATATTGGATAAATAATAAAAGAGGTAAAAGGAGAAGATTAATTGAAGTATGTAGAAACTACATTGAAGAGGCTTACTCATTACATACTATATTTGCTGAAAAAATTATAAATAATAATGGTACAAATTCTGCAAATATTACAAATCAAATGAAAGCAAATCAGTTTCTACAAAAAATAAAAAACGATAATGAATTATTTAAGTTAATGAGGTATTTTTCGATAAATACAAAACAAATTAATCTAATTATAGAACAATATGATATCAATATTAAAGAAGGGCAATATACTTTTTATAATATCGTCAAAGATATAGAAAAAGAATTTGGTAATATTGAACAACAATTATAAATAAAAGAGGCATTTAACGATGTATGAATCGTATACTAGACAATCGCTTGCAGATAGAGAATATCGTAGTTTATTAGGTACATCAATTTATGTGTTTAATTCTAATAATTCATTTTTAATTGAAAATTTTTTATATACAGATTTTGACGATAAAAGATTAACATGGTATTCCCTGACAGATAAAACATCTGGAGGACTTTCAAAGAAAATAAGAGGTCAAATATCTAATACGGATGATTTAAATAATGCACTTGACTTATTTGATAATTTAACCGAGAGAAGAAATAGAATTATTCATGGATTCCCTGTTACTTCTGATAACGGAGAGCAAATTCTCTGCACAAAAGATAAAGAAAATACACAATATTACATTGATAAAAAATACATGGAAAAATTTATTCAGGATAATGAAAAGTTGGCACTATTGTTAGATAATATTCGAGAGAGTCGTAGTAGTGAATAAAATTTTTAATAATTATCAAGGTAGCAGTCATTTGATTGTTGCCTTTTTATTTTGCAGAAAATCAGGAGTAAATATGAAATGGAACCATGGTATCGAAATGTTGAAGCCTCCATTATAGGTAAGTTGGATGCTCAAGAACGAAAAGGATTAAAGAAACAATCACAGATTAAGCAACGTAGGTCAGTTAATAAGGAACGAGGTGGTGATATGTAATGGATCTAAAAGAACAGGCTAAGCAAGACTACTTGGCTGGTATGAAGATTAAGGATATTGCACAAAAGATTGGTAAATCTGCCTCAACTATCCGTTCGTGGAAATCACGTTACAAGTGGGATGGTGCTTCGGATAAAGTTGCTAAAACTGCAACAAAAAACGTTGCAACAAAATGCAACAAAAGTGCAACGCAACACAAAAACGTCGCAACGTCTCAAAAGGCGGACCAAGTAATTGATGAGTTATCTGATAGTGACTTGACTGATAAGCAAAAAGCCTTTGTTATCGAGTATGTGAGACTTTTCAATGCAACACAAGCATACATAAGTGTATATGGTGTTGACTACACAACAGCGAAAACGGCTGGTCCAAGAATGTTGGAAAATGTTGGAGTGAAATCTGCAATAGAATTGCTAAGAAAAGCACGCTTGCATGATTTAGGAGCTAATCGACAAGACATTTTAACTGACCTGATGAAACAGTCGTTTTCAGATATTGGGAGTTACTTAGATTTTGGTGAACATGACGAATATGCACAAGATGCAATGGGTGATCCAATAGTTGATGTTAATGGTAATCGTGTGATTAAGCATATGTCATGGGTGCAATTGAAAGATAGAGCCATGGTTGATACGAGTCTGATCAAAAAGGTATCGATTGGTCGTGATGGTGTAGTCCTTGATTTGTACGATAAACAAGTTGCACAAGCACGATTGTTGGCTGAATTGAATAAGCAACAACCAGATGCATTAAGTAATGCGCAGGTTAGACGTGCCAAAGCTGAAGCAATATTGGCAGAAGCGAAGGCAGCTCGTGTTGATGATGATCAATCGAGTGAAGAAGTGATGTTGGCCAAGATTATGGATGCACTACAAGCAGGTGAACAAAATGATGAAGCAGAAACTAACACTTAAAAAAGCGTACACACGTAAGCAACGTCAGGTATTGAACATTGCCATGTCAGACGACTTCAGAACGTTAATATTAGACGGTGCTGTTCGTACTGGTAAGACAGTGGTTAATAATGATGTATTTCTGCATGACGTGTTACGGGTCAGTCGTATTGCTAAAAGTAATGGCGATTACAGCCCACAATACATATTGGCTGGTTACTCAAGTAAGACATTGGATAACAACGTCATTAATGAGCTGACTAAGAAATACGGTTGGGAGCCTAAATACGATAAACACGGTAGCTTTAAGTTATTCGGTGTGAAGATTGTCGTTGCTTTTACCAATTCTGAACGTGGTGTTGGTGCTGTTCGTGGTATGACTGCATATGGTGCTTATATTAATGAAGCGTCCCTTGCTAATCGTGCCGTCTTTGATGAAATATTATCTCGTGTATCAATGCCTAATTCACACATTTTGTTAGATACCAACCCAGATTCGCCAACACATTGGTTGAAAAAGGAGTATATCGATAACAAGAACCCTGAAGCAGGTATTAAGCGAGTACATTTTGTGCTTGACGATAATACATTCTTATCTCCGGATTACGTGAAGCATTTAAAAGCTGAAACACCAACGGGGATGTATTATGACCGTAAAATTTTAGGCTTGTGGGTCAATGGTGAAGGCGCTGTTTATCGAGATTTTGACGATAAGAAACATTTTGTTAATGCTCAAGCCGTGCCAGACATCACTAATTATTTTGCTGGCGTTGACTGGGGATATGAACACTCAGGCGTTATTCAAGTTTGGGGCGAAACTGATGATCATAAATATTACCTAGTTGAAGAGCATGCATCACAACATGAAGAGATTGATTATTGGACTGATATTGCGTTAGACGTTAAACGTCGTTATGGTGACATCCCCTTTTGGTGTGATTCTGCTCGACCTGAACATGTTGCTAGATTCATTAATGAAGATTTAGATGCCCGCAACGCTGATAAAAAAATCATGAAGGGTGTTGAAGATGTCGCCAAGATGATTAAAGCCAATCGCTTATTTGTTGTGCGAGATGCAGCTAAAGAGTTTGAAAATGAAATTTTTGATTACGTTTGGGATGAGAAAAAGGGATTACCCATTAAAGAGAATGACCACGCAATGGACACAATGAGGTATGCAATACATAACCATATCAGTGAAGATAATGAAGTTGAAATTTTTGGAGGGATTTTCTAATGGCGATAAATTTTAATAGTGATCGGTTGTCGTCTGACGAAAACCATGTCTTTTATTCTGAAAGCATTGGGGATGACTTGCCAGCAGAGACTGATGTAAATGAGTTGATCAATGCGCACGCTAATCGATTGAATAATCGCTATAACCGTTTGATGAACTATTATTTGGGTAAGCATAGCATTATCCGTAAATTAGCTAAGGCAAAAGGAAAGCCAGATAACCGATTAGTCATTAATTTTGCGAAAGAGTTAGTCGACAATGAAGTTGGGTTCTTTGCTGGAACACCAGTAAAGTTTGATTACGACGATAACGGCAATGAAAATAACAAACTTGACCAGCGAATTGCTGATTTTGTGGCGATTAATGATTTAACCGATACAATTGCCGAGTTGGCCAAGCAGGTTGATATCTTTGGCCGGTCATACACGTTGCTTTATCAGGATGAGGATAGCAATACCAGAGTGGCACCAATCGATCCACGCAATGCTTTTGCGGTTTATGGCACACAAATCGGTGCACACATTGAATATGCCGTGTATTACACGCAAAGGCAACGCAATGGGGCAATCAGTGGCACGCTGTACACAAAACATTCAGTAGTAACTTTCCACGGTAGTGCATCAGCGGGTATTCAGTACGACGAAGTAACGGATAACCTATTCACTAATGTACCGTTGGTTGAGTTCTTTGCCTCAATTGAGCGCCAAGGGTTATTTGAGCAAGTGATTAGTTTGATTGATGCTGTAGACATGGCAATGAGTAATAAGGGTAACGACATTGATTACTTCAGCAACACGATTATGAAAGTAGTCAATGCTAAAATCAAAAAAGAAACAGTTGATGAGATGATTGATAAACGATTGATCAATGTGCCATCTGTTGATGCTGATAGACCAGTTGATATTGATTTTCTAAACAAGCCTGATGCTGATTTAATTCAGGAACATTTCTTGGACCGTGCAATTGATGCCATTTACACCAAGTCAAATGTTTCTAATTTCAATGATGATGTGTTTGGTAATGCGTCCGGTACGGCATTAGAGTTTAAGCTACAGTCAATGAGCAATGCAGCAAATATGAAAGAGCGGAAGTTCAAGTTATCAATCAGGCAGCTATTTAAGTTAGCCTTTGCGATTGGTGCCACGTTGCCGCTTGATATGACTGGCGAGTTAGCTAAGAACGTCAAAGCGACATTTAAACGAACCGTTCCCCATAACGTCCAAGATGAAGCTAAAACGGCTAAGACGATGTTAGATGTAGTTGACCGCAAGACAGCTATTTCAGCGATTTCAACAGTTGATGATCCTGATGCAGTTATCAAGGCACGAGATGATGAGCAACGTAACAATGCGAACAACGTCTATAAGACTTTAGAGGATGTCAGCGAGAATGATTTCAAAGGTGGTGACAAGTAATGCGAGCCATTGATGAAAAGCGCCACATGTTGGAAACCATGAAGCAAGATTATGACATCAACGTTAGTCTTGAACAGGCTGCAGACAAGCATATTAAACGAATTAGCGCTGAATTAAGCGCTTTTTTTATTGCTCATGAAAAAGATGATCATATCGACGCATCTATCTTGCGTAAATCGCCCACCATTCATGATTTAACGCAATTAAAGACGTTGGCTAAGGAATTATATCCAAGATTAACGAAATCAACGTTAAAAAGCGCAAAATGATGTATTTAAGTATGGGTACAACAGACATGGAAATGTACCTGCAATCATTAATGGGTTTGATGATGCTGCCAATGGCTAATAATGCTTTTCAGCTCATGGAAAAGACGTTGTTAAATGAGTTTCGTGACGAATATCAACGTCAATCAGACGATTTGGGTATTGATAAGCCATTAACCACTGCAAAAATGCAGGAATTGTCTCATCAAGCGTTTGACAACAAAAAGCCCGTGAATGCGTTCTGGCAGTCGTTTGACAAGATACTGGCTAACTTATCGATTGAGCTAATTAAAGCTGTTCAGCAAGGTGTCAGTGCGAAAAATTGGGCAAAGATTGTCGGAGGTAGGTAGTAATGAGTGAAGATAAATACGATAACTACACTGATGATGATTTTTTGGCTGATCTAAATGCTTATGCGGACCAACGAGATGCTGAACAAGCAGAAGATAATGCTGAATTAAAGAAACATTTGGGTGAAATGGTCGGTGGTTTCCTTGGCGTTTGGTGGTATTTACGAGCATTTAGCGCTGCTTCATCTCGTAATATTCGAACTTATGCTGCAGTTGCTGATAAACAGGCTAAATTAACGGCTTGGGAAGCGGCTGATGACCCGATTGAGCAGGAACATCCCCATTATCAGAGCAAAGTCACGATCATGAATGAATTTGGTGCTTGTAGTAGGTGTTTGCCATATCTTGGCAATGACTACACGCTGGCAGAAGCTAAGAGTTTAGTACCGTTTCATTACAACTGTCGCTGTACAATTGTCAGAGGTACGAGTGACTTTGATTCCGTGATTGCTGGAGTAACTCTTGGAACAGCTACAGAGTTAACTCGATATCAAGGCAAATTAGGGAAACCTATTGATGATAATGATATAAGTGAGTTAAAAGATTATTTTTCAATTGATGATAATGATATTGTTTTGTTGCGGGGAACTGATGTTGATAATCGCTTAGACAAATTGAATGCAGTTGGTAGCTCTGTTGGAAGTGACATAATATTTATGCATTCAATGGCAGATAGAGCTACATTAGCTGAAGAATTGATTCATTATAAACAATTTAAAGCTGGAAAAATGCAGTCGCCAGACGACACAAACAAAAATGAAATTGAGGCTAAGCAATACCTTATTGACCATGCAGATGTGTTAAAATTAAGTCAAGTTGAAATCGAAGAGACACTTGCACAACTGCAAAATTATTTGTAAGAGGAGGACATCAATTATGGATTATAAAGTGATTTCAGCATTTCCAATTCAAACCCATGGTGTAACAGATGTTGCTATTGATGCTCCCCAAAAGGGAATTCCTAATTACAAGGTAGCGAAAGATTCGCAAGGAAATTTGTTTGAAGTTTTGAATCCAACATTGCCTCGTACACATGGTCCTGCTAAAGCATCCTTCTTGCTAAAGGGTACATTTAAAGGCGATACAATTTCGCTTTATCAATAAAATATTTATTACTACAACGCTTAGTTATCGCAACTAGGCGTTTTTATTATGCCCAAAACGTGCTTATGGCTTAAAACTGTGCAAGGAAATATAGGCGACGGCCTTAAAACGGAGGTGAAAACATGGCTGAAGAGAATACTGGTGTACAAGGACAACAAGGTTCTGCTGCAGATGGTAATGACGTAACTTTTACAGAGGAGCAACAGGCGCATGTTAATGCAATGATTGCTGATCGTCTGTCTCGTGCTGACAAATCTAATGAATCAAAGCTGCAAAAAGCGCTTGCTGATGCTCGTGCTAAGTGGGATGAAGAGCAAAAAGAAGCAGCTGACATTGCATCAATGTCTGATAAGCAACGTCAAGAACATGAGCAAGAAAAGGCTAATGAGGCATTGACTCAAGCACAAGCTGAGGCGGATAAATTACGTGCTGAATTAAACCACACCAATATGGTCAATGAGGCCAGTAAGATGTTGGCTGATAAGGGCTTTACGGCTGATGAAGAGACATTAAACTTTGTTGTTCGTGACACGGCAGAGGATACGACACAAGCAGTAACGGCATTTGCAAAGCTTGTTGATGACAAAGTGGAAGTTAAGCGACAAGAAGCTTTGCATGGACAAACCCCCAACAATGCAAGTGCTAGTCAAGGACAAGGTAAGTCCTTTGGTGCACAAATGGCTGAAAAGTCTAACAGTCGTTCTCTCAGCGGTGTTGCTGATGATTTCTTTGGCACAAAAGCCAAGTAAAAGGAGGATATACGCATGAAGTATACGAAAACTACTGCTGATCAAATTAATTGGTTAGCATCGACACATTTGCAATCGTTTACGGAATCAGCTGATGCTGAATATGTGAGTGGTGATGTGTTCAAGAAGGACAATGTGACCATTGGATTAGTCTTAAATGACGTTAAGGGCTCAACTAATGACCCAATGCCCGCTGCAGTAATGGTTGAGGGTTGGGTACTAGAAGATCATTTGCCTGCTACATTGTCTGCTGACGACAAAACAGCCTTGAAAGCTGTTGGAATTAAATTCCGTGGGGATGTTCCTGCAGCTGCTACAGCACCATCGGAAGGATAAGGTAATTTAAATTATGGCAAGTATTTTTGATTTATTTCCACACCAAGATATCTTGGACTATACCAAGGCGGTGGCAACTCCTAATTTGCTAGGAGCGGAGCTATTTCCAGCACGTAAGGTGCAATCAAATGATATTAAGATTTTAACATCGGGAACTAAGACACCAGTCATTGCTCATGTTCATGCATTCGATACTGAGGCAGAGCTTGGTGATCGTACAGCGCAAGTATCAGAAACTGAACCATTCTTCCTAAAGAAGAAGTTTGCGCTTAAAGAAGATGATTTGGTTAAGTTACGCAAACCACGTACACCTGAAGAACAAGCTTATATTCAAGGCACTGTTTATGACGACATGGGCAACTTGATTAAGTCACTGGATGCCGCTACTGAATTAATGCGTATGCAAGCTTTGATGTCAGGTAAGATTACTGTTAAAGATGCTCAAGGTGGTTCATATAAGGTTGATTATGGTATCGGTTCCAATCAAAAAGGTTCTACTAACTTTGCTGATGAATCAGTGGACCCAATCGAAACAATCTTGGCATGGGCTGACAAGGTTGATATCACACCAACTCGTGCAATTATGTCTACTAAGGCATTAATGTCATTGCGTAAGAACCCACATGTTGTGGCTAATATCTTTGGTTCAAACAATGGTCGTACAGTGTTGCAATCTGACTTGGATGCATTTATGCAAGCGAATGGGTTGCCAGTATTACGTGCTTATCGTGGTAAGTATGCTGATACTGATGCAAAGGGTAAGCGTACAGTTTCAAATTATGTGGCTGATAATCAATTTGCCATGTTTGCTGACGGGACTGTTGGTGAAACTGTTTACGGTATTACTCCTGAAGAGTCTCGTGCCATTGCTGATGGTGCTGTTCAAGCTTCACAAGTAGGGAATATCTTTACTGAAATGTTTGACGAAACTAATGACCCAATTCGTACGATCATTAAGGCATCAACTATGGTTGTGCCAACGCTTGCGCAAGCTGATAATATTTTCCAAGCCACTGTTTTATAAGGAGGTGGGCTAAATGGATACAGTAACTGATCAAAATACAGTTGCAGAAATTAAGGCGTATCTAGATGCACACAATATCGCTTACTCTTCTAGCGCAACTAAAGCTGATTTGTTGGCATTAGTACCTGCACAAGAAGATGGCGCAGAACCAACTGATACAACTAGCGAAGCGCCAAGTGATGATACAGATTCTGGGGATGAACCAACTGAACCAGAGCAACCAGCAGAACCAATTAAGGTATCATCGTTTGACCTCGATAAAACGTCATTATCTGGCGAAGTTGGTAGTACTGAAGTCGTGACTTTGTCAAATATCCAACCAACCAATGCTACCGATAAGACGGTTGAGGCAATTTTGGATGACGGTTCAATTGTTAGCGTGCAGGACAACGGTGATAGCACATATACTGTTAGTTTCTTAGCTGCTGGATCAATAACCATTCATTGGAACTCTCGTGACGATGGCACCACTCTGGCAGTCCCAGTAACTGTCACTGAACCAGTGCCAACTGCACCTGAGTTGCAACCATGGGAGATTATGCTAATCAATCATGAGAGTGCACCTTATCCAGTACCTACAACTGATACCTACACGGTTCAAGCTGGTGAAACGTTAGCAGATATTGCAACAGCACATATGATGAGTTTGGCACGATTGAAAAAGTTAAATGGCTTAACTGTTAATGTATTGCCAGCTGGTCGTGTGATTCGTCTATCTTAGAAAGCGTGGTCATATGGTCGATGTTCAAAATGTGATTAAGCGTATTAAACGCAATACAAAGCTTGATGATGAAGAATTGCTTGCTGAAATTGCACAAGATGCCATTGATAATGCAACGGCTGATGGTTTTACTGGACCAAAGTTAGAAATAGCTGCAGGTTGGTTGGGTTCTCATTTTGCTTCACTGATTAGTGGGGCAAATAGCAATATTAAAAAGCAAACATTGGCTGTTATGTCTATCGAATATCAAAGCTCTGACGGTTCCTCAACTTATTTAGTTGAATATGAACGTATGCGGGACTTGTTAAATGGTGGATCTAATCAAGTGGAATTCATTTAGGATATGAGCTTATGGATATTAGTTTTAGTACAGAGGTTGAATCGAATGTTGATGAGCTAGATGAGGCAATCGCCCGTTTAGAGCAACTTGACGGCAAGACAGCTGAGGCAGGACTATTTGGTGGTTTTGCTGCAAAGAAAGCTACCTGGCAAGAATATGGGACGAGCAGAGGAATTCCCGCACGTCCTTTTTTGCGTAACACACAATATGAGAATGAGAGTCGCTGGAGTCAGAAAACGGGCCAAGATATTATTCAAGTATTTGAAGGTGGTTTATCAAGTAGTGCTGTATTGTCAAAGCTTGGCTTACTTATGGTTCAAGATATTCGTAAGACGATTGATGCTGGTAATTTTGCACCGCTTAGTCCAGTCACAATTGCTAAAAAGGGCAGCAGTAAGCCGTTGGTTGATACTGGAGACATGTACGGTGCAATCACGCATAGGGAGAGTTAAATATGGCTTTTTATTTAGATATGAGTGCGCTAATCGACATGTTTGGCACCAAATTAACAGTATTGGCCAATAGTGATGATGGTGAATGGATAGAAGGTATTTGGCATCAAACAGAAAGCAAGGAAATTGATTTGTATGAGCCATTCCTAACATTCAACATCAACTCAACACTATTGGCCGGTCAATTGATGCCTGCTGAGACGGGTGAATTTGATACGGATAAGGCTTATTGGTTTTCTGAAAATGATTATGTCATCGGGACCAGGGTAAAACACAATGATGAGTTTTATCGGGTTACCGGCAAGCAAAATTATAGTGAATATTCAAACGTCCTGGAATATGAGTTAAAGAAAGAGAGTCCAAACAATGAGCAAACTTGATGAAATCAATAGTTTTGATTATTCAAAATTAAATAAAGTTTTTTCGTCAATTGCCATGGATCACTTAGGTTTAATTTTAACTGAAGCCAATGGTGGAGGTAAGCAACCAGAAGGAACGTTTATCTCATTTGACATAATCAGTCCGTACATTCCCATTGATGAGTTCTTTGATGTGACACAGGAAGAAGCATTTGAAACTGTTGTTAGTTTTACGCTGTTTGATATTAGTAAAACTAACGCTTTGTTTGCTGCACAAGCATTGCGTAAAACACTAACTCAGTTTGATGTGGATATTCAGTTGCGACAACAAGGCATAATCATTGCGGAAATAATGCCCACTAATATCCGTTCTATTCCAGAACAAGTTTTTGACAAACACATGGTTGGCTTTGACGTTCGGCTACGCTTACAAGAAACATATACAGATGGCACCATTGATTCAATCAGTGATGTAGAAATTGAAAAGAGAGGTAACCTAAATGGTTAATGAAAACTTAGACGTTCAAGTTATTTTGGACGTTGTTAATCCTGCATCCCCAGTTAATTTGGGGAACTTGGCAGTTTACGTCGTCTCAGATGAGTCAAATTCTGAAGAAACCTTACCAGACGTACAACTACATGCAGCTGCTGATATTGCTAATTTAGGATTGGCAGTTAATACAGCAACTGAAGAAATGGTGAAGTCATTTTTTGCGCAACCTAATCATGGTGACACGATTTATCTATACGGTATTGAATCTTCTGTTGATCAATCAACTACCAAGGAAAAGGTTGAATCTACTCTAACGGATGGTTGGGAATTTGCAACGATGATTTCAGCAACATCATTAGACACAGTAGTGTTAACTAATGCTATCGAGCAATATGGACGTAAGTTAGCCGTATTGGGGATGGATGTTAATTTATCAACGGCAAAGGTAAGTGATATTGAATCAATTACTGATGCACCATTTTACGGCAATGAACGCACTGTTGTATTCCTTGCCAATCGTGAAGCAGGTGCTAATGAAAAGTTTAAGGGTGTTGGTGCATTAGTTGGTGCGCTAGGAAATCTACAACCTGGCTCAATTACTTGGAAGTTTAAGAAGTTAAAGGGCATTACCGCTACCCAAGTAAATGGTACTGTCGTTTCTAAAGCAACAGAACTTGGTGCAGTGATGTATGTTTACAAGGCTGGTATGCCTCAAACATCAGAAGGCTTAACAACAGGGCTTGAGTACATTGATAATTTGCATTCAGATGACTGGGTACGCGCTGAAATTGAATCGTCAATCCAAAATCTATTGCAAACAACTGATAAGTTATCGTATGGTGCACAAGGTATCGCCCAATTAGAAGCGGCTGTCACAACTGTCTTGCGTACAGCAACTGAAAACGGCGTCATCTTAATTGACCCTGAAACAAATTCGGGAAAGTTTACGGTGACTGCTGGTTCACGAGAGGAACAAGCAGCTACTGATATTGCTAGTCGTTCTTACAAGGGCTTGTCATTTGATTACACACGAGCTGGTGCAATTCATGATGTCACTGTTCATGGAACTATTTCAAACGTTTAATAAGTGAGGTGATAAATAATGGCAGATATTCCAGTTTATAATGCAAAAGACGTTGTTCTAACAATTAACAGTGTTGTTGTCCAAGGTTTCCAAGATGGTGATATGATTTCATATACGATTAAGGAAGATCGTGTGCAAACAGAAGTTGATGCGCAAGGTGTGCCATCAATTGCCGTTAATAACAATCGATTAGGTCAAATTACGATTAACTTATCGGGAAATTCAGCATCACATAAGTATCTTAATGGTTTGGCAAACTCTAACAAGGTAGTACCAATTGTCATTAAGACACCTAGTGAAAAAATATCAGGTAATCAAGCAATTATTGCTAAGCCTGCTGATGGACAATTTGGTAAGCAAACACCAAAGCGTACTTACACCATTGAAGTTTTGGATATGGATGTTCAAGTAACTGCATAATTTTTCAGGCGTTTAAGGTTCGATTCCTTAAGCGCTTTTAGTTTGCAATCGCAAACATTAACTTACACAGGGCTGGTGCCCATTTTTGGAGGAATTAAATCATGGCAGAAGAATTACAAGCACAACAAGCAGTTTCAGCACAAGCACAACAACCGGTACAAATTCCAGAGGTTCCTAAGCCAGTTTCAAAGTTTGGTCAACAAAAAAAGGTTGAAATCAAGCGTGCAGATGGTGGAATGGATGAGTATTTGTTGCAATATCCTGGCATTCGTAAGTCTATGGAAATTATTGATAATTCAACTATGCCAAATGGTCAAATGGCACGTTCAATTTTTGCGGATCAATTACTAGAGCATGTTGTTGTTCAACCAGCTAACTTAACGCTTGATGACTTTGATGAGCGTGAGGGAATCAATCAATTGATTGATGAAGCTGATGAATTTCTTGGCGAATTCTGGCAGTAAAAAATATTTAAATGATCAATTATTAGAATCTGACTTAGATGAAGAATGGGCTTTTGTATGGCCTGTTTATCAGGGCGTTGCTACTGCTGAAGAAGTTGATCAAGCAACGCTTAAAAAATTACAGTTTTTAAACGGATTAGCAGATAGGAAGCAAGAATCATTAGCTAATGCAATTGCAAACGCAATGGCTAACGTTATGTTTCCTAAAGATTAAACACATATTGGAAAGGGTGGTGGAATTAATGGGATATACCACGACAATTAAAGCACAAGCTGAAGTAAGTGGATTAGGAGAACTGAAGAAAGCTAGTTCGGCTATTAAAGAACTTAACGAAGCCACCCGTGCACTGAGCTCAGTTCGTGCTTCAAACATGGCATCAGGCTTTACTAAGGTAATAGCAGAAGCCAACAAGACAGCCGAAGCGTACAAAAGAAGTATCAAGTGCAGCAAAAACAGCAACAGAAGCGCAAAGAAAAGCTTCTGTTGCTGATACATACGGTAAGCAAGTCAATAATATTAACAAGGTTACTGGAGCATATAAAAGACAATCTAATGCTGCTAAACAAAGTGATTCAGCTTCAGCGAAAAACGCAATAAATGCTGAAAAATTAGCACAAGCACAATCAAAAACAGCAGAAATGGCCGCTAAAGCTACAACTGCTCAATCACGCCAAGCAGAAATGGCGGCAAAAGCTGCATCTGCCCAATCACGCCAAGCTGAAGGACTTGCTAAAGTGGCATCTGCTCAATCAAAGGCTAAAGAATATGCAATTAGAGCTGCGTCTGCCCAAGAAAAGGAAACAGCAGCTATTGCTAAGTCGGTTGCTCAAGCTGACAAATTGGCATCAGCAAGACAAAAAGATTTAGCTTTAACTCAAAAATATGCTGCTCAAACTAATCAGATTAATAAACAAGCTGCTATGTATGGTGCTGGTGGCTCAAATGGTGCAATGATTGCTGGCCGAGCAGGTGCTAAGAAACCTGGTCGCATTCGAGAAGCATTAGGCACTGGATTATCAATGTTTGCACCTTCAATGTTGTTGGCTGGTGGAATCATGTCAGCCGCAGGTGGTGTAAAACAATTAGTTACCGGTAGTTTTGACATGCTGAAAGAGCGCCAAAACGGTCAAGCAATGTGGGCAACATCAATTCAAGATGCGCATAGTAGTATTTCTGGTAAGCGATTAACTCAACAGTCAGTATCAGCAAATAATGCGATTATGAAAACCAGTTTAAAAGCTGGTAATAGTTTTGAAGAGGGTAATGCAATTGCCAAGCAAATCTATTCATCAGATGCTGGCGAATATTCTGGTAACACTAAGAAAACTAACTCAATGTTGAGAGGAATGTTCAACATTCAAGATGCAAATGCCTTAACTGAAGGAGAAATGCAACGTTTCCGTACAGCAGTTGGAAATATTGGTGATACTGGTAAGATGTCTGGTATGCAGGCCAAGTCTTTGCGTTTATTGGATGGTAAAATACTACGAAAAATTCGTAAGCAGTATAAGAAAGAAACTGGGCATGAATTAGGTAAAAACAGAACAGGAAGTGACTATGATTGGGGTGCTGTTAAAGCGCAAACAGCCTTCCGTGGTATTGATAACTACGGTAATTCTGGTGGTGTTGGTAAAGCATCCGAAAGGTATAACGCTACTTTACCTGGTATGTTACGCTCTGGTAAGTTTGCAGCACAATTTGCTGGTTCAGAGATTATGGATCAGTTTGGTAAAAAAGTCGGTAAGAGTGGTGGCTTTAGTAACTTAATTGGTAATCTATCTAAAGAGTTTACGGATTTTAATAAGATAAAAGGTTTTTCAGATAAAGCATCTTCTGTATTAAGTTCTGCTGCTAATGAATTAGGTACTGGCATTTCTGCGATTACAAAAGTTGTCCAATCAGCATGGAAAGGTTCAAGTTCATTTAGAAAAGGCTTTGGGAAAGGCTTTACTGATGAAGTTGGCAAAATTAAAGATACGTTAAGTAGTGTTGGTTCTTTTGCTAGCGATACGATATCTAAAATTAAAGGCGTGCTACCTAAAGGCAGCGGCACAATGATGGGTGAAATCGGTCAAGTAACAGGTAAAGTATCTGCCTTGTTACTAGCTCTAAAAGGTGCTTCTAAATTACCCGTGGTCGGTAACTTATTCAAGGGTGTCGTTGGTCAAGCGGGTAAATTGTTAGGTAAAGTACCTGTAATTGGTGGCCTATTATCTAAGATATTTGGAAATGGTACAAAAAGTACTGCAGCTGGAACAATGATGACTGCAGCAGATACGATGATGGCAGCTGCTAACAAAATGAATGGCACTGGTACTGGTTCAGGCGCTGGTGGCGATTATGTCACTAGATCCGCAGTATCAGGAAAAGGTAAGTTTACACTTGGCCAGAAGTTAGCTAATTCAAAGTTTGGTTCAATTATTGATAAGACTTTCTTAAAAGGTGCATCACTTGCAGGTAAAGGTGGTTTTAAAGGCGGTCTCGGGAAATTACTAATGGGTGGTGCTTCAGGATTAGGTAAGTTATCACTTGGTGGCGCTGGGTTACTTTCAAAATTTGGTAAGACAGGATTTGGTAAATTTTTGGGTGGTTCAGGGAAATTACTTGGCGCTATCGGTAAACGTGGTGCTGGTGGTTTAAATGCCCTATTTGCCGGTTTTGATGTTTTCAGTGCTCTAAAGAATAACAAAGCAGGTACTACAGGACGATACAAAGGTGTTGGTTCAGGTATTGGTGGCGGTGTTGGTGGAACATTGGGTGCTGCATTAGGTTCTTTCTTGGGACCAGTTGGAACTATAGCTGGTGGTGCTTTAGGATCATGGGCAGGCGGTAAGGCTGGCTCTTGGGTTGGCAGTAAGTGGACAGGTATTAAAGAGGGCACTGGTCGTTTATGGGATAAAACCAAGATGGGTGCCTCTGATTTATTTGGAAAGGCAAGCATCAAGTTTTGGGATATTAAAGACCAGCTAAGTGGTGCATTAAAAGGGTTAAAGCTAAGTAATCCATTTAAAGATTTTAAGATGCCGGATATTACCAAGGGACTAAAACTTCCTAATCTAAGTAAGATGTTTAAGAATTTCAAATTACCAAACTTAGCTAAAGGCTTGAAAGGTCTGAACATTAAGAACCCATTCAAGGGTTGGAAGATGCCAAATATAAGCAAAAGTTTGAAGAGTTTAAAATTAAAGATTAAAAATCCATTTAAGAACTTTAAATTACCAAAATTTATGAAGAGCAACCCGTTTAAGAAGTTTAAAATGCCTAAAATTAAGTTTCCGAAAGCGCCAAATTGGTTAAAGAAAATCACTGGCTGGTCTAAAGGTGCTAATAAAGCGAAGAAGGAAACTGATGGTGCTAACAAGTCGACCAAGGCATCTTCTAAGCATCTAAAAAATGCAGGTAAAAATGGTAAAAATTCTGGTAAATCAATTGGTAGTTCATTTAAAAAGGCATTTGATAAGGCTGGCAAATCAACAAGTAAGTTTAGTAAGTCAGTTGGTAAAGCATTTAAGGGTGTTGGAAAATCTGGTAAAAGCTCAATGAGTAAAATTACTTCAAGCATTAAATCAGGTATGAACAAAGCCAAGCGTGCTGCCAAATCAGGTGCAAAGGGCATTACTAGTGCGTTGAAGTTTAAGAATATTGGAAAATCAGCTAAATCGGCTTTCAATAAGCTAAGTTCATCTGTTAAAAGTGGTATGAATAAGGCTAAACGAGCAGCTAGAAGTGGGTCTAAGGGAATTACTAGATCAATTAAGTCAGGTTTACGTGGTGTAAGTCGTGCAGGTAAGAGTTCATTCAATAAACTTTCATCAAGTGTTAAGTCAGGAATGAACAAAGCTAAACGAGCGGCACGTTCTGGATCTAAAGGTATAGCGCGTTCTGTGAAATCTGGTTTAAGAAGTGTTGGAAATGCTGGCAAGAGTAGCTTTAATAAATTGGCAAGTTCAGTAAGAAGTGGCATGAATAAAGCTAAGCGCTCAGCTCGTTCAGGAGCAAGAGGTATAGCTAATTCTGTAAAGTCAGGTCTACGAGGTGTTGGAAATGCAGGAAGAAGTAGTTTCAATAGATTAGCAAGTTCAGTAAGAAGTGGCATGAACCGAGCCAAGCGAGCAGCACGTTCTGGTGCAAATGGTATTGTTAGTTCAATTAGATCAGGAATGAATAAAGCTTCATCTGCTGGCCGTAGCTCTATGAGTAAGTTTAGTAGTTCTATTACGAGTGGAATGAGCAAAGCTAAGAGTGCAGCACGTTCTGGTGCTAATCAAATATCATCTGCAATTAAAAGTGGATTATCAAAGGCTTCTACTGCTGGTACTAGTACTATGAACAAGTTAACTAACACGATTACTAGTGGTATGAATAAAGCAGCTAGTTCGGCAAAGTCTGGTGCTAATAAAATTAGTACAGCACTCAAATCAGGGTTTGACCGTGCCGTATCGGCAGCATCACAGGTTCGTTCATTAGCCTCAGCAATTAATTCATTGCACTCAAAAACTGTTACAATCACAGCTAATGTAAAAGGAAAGGGAGCAAGTAAATTAGCCAAAGGTACAACTGGTGCCAAAAGTGCATTTGCTTCATTAACACCGCATTATGCTAAAGGAACTAATAAGAGTGGTGCTCATCCAGGTGGATTAGCTTTGGTTAACGATTCTAAGACATCTAATTGGCGTGAAGCCTTTATGTTACCTGACGGACTAGTAGGTATCTTCCCTAAGAAACGTAACTTAACAGTGCCATTGCCAACTGGTACACAAGTATTAAATGGGGATGACACAAAGAAGATGTTCCCACATTATGCAAAGGGTACTGGTGGTTCAAAGCCTTTTAAACAAGGTGGCACGATTAACGTGACTGTCAATATTAATGGTAATGCCTCGGCAAATGATGCCAACATGATTGCTAATACTATTGGTGAAAAGTTACTGACAATTATGCCAGCACAAACGATTTAGGAGGTGTAGTTATGGCAAAATTAACTGATGCAAAAGGTAAAACCGTTGTATTGTCTGTTGAAACCGAAAATGAGCAATTAGAAAATACGGTTGCTACGCATCCTGTTGAAAATGGGTCGCCAATAACAGATCATGCGCAAATGGAAAGTAAAACTTTTGAATTTAGCGGTAAAATTATCGGTAAAAATCAATCAGAAGTTGATGATAAATATATGCAGTTATTAACCTGGTTCCACCAAAGTACGTTATTACAATTTCGAGGTGCGATTCGTCATAATAATATGTTAATTAGTCATTTGGAAAAGACCTACGATGAAGGTGGCTATAAGAATGCTGTTAAATTCAACATCTCCTTGATTGCGATTTACACCGTCAATGTTTATTGGAAAAAGGCTAAAAATTCAGGGAAAAAGCAAGCTAAGCCAAGTGGTGCTGTATATGTCACTGTTCGACCTGGTAACACTTATTGGGGGTGGTGGGTGAAATATGGCACACCAATTCAAACGCTTAGAAACTGGAACCACTGGCCTGATAGACGTATTCCGATTGGTGTTAGAGCGAGGGTTAAATAATGGAAGAACGTTCATATATTGACGTAGATGTTGATAATCTACCTGAAGAATTTGAAATCGAATTAGCTGGTGATAATGTTTATTTACGTTTTGACTTTAATGATGAAGGTCAGTTTTATACTGTTGATCTATTCAACAATGCGTATGAACCAATCATTACTGGTGAACGCTTAGTATATGGTCAGCGCTTATGGCGAGATTTTACCAAGCCAGAGATACCACAAGTTGATATTGTACCGTTTGACATTTCACACAAAGAAAATACCGTCACGTCTGATAATTTTGGACGGACGGTATTTTTGTACCTGATGACTTTTGAAGATGATGAGGTGATGTAATGGCTGTGACAATGCAATATTTGTTTGAAGTGTATGTTGAAATATACACAAATGGTGGCACGTTAAAATATGTGCATAACAACAATTCAAGCCAATCAATGGATATTGAATTTAGTTTACCTTTTGATAATACAAGTGATCGAAGCGTTGGGGAAGTAACCATTTGGAACATGAGCAAAATTAGTTTTAATCGCATTGCTCAGGGGGATCGAATTGTTATTAAAGCTGGTTATCATGGTGATGTGGGTGTTATTTTTGACGGCGAAATATTCAGGCCAACCGTACCAAGTCGTGAAGGTGGTGATTTAAATTACACTTTGCGAGTAGTGGAAGGCAAAGAATATCGCAAACTAAAGCATGTTTCGTTAACGTTTGGTGAAGGAACCACTGCTAAGACAATCATCAATAAAATCGTGCAAACAACAGGTATCAACCTGAATTTTGTTTCTTTGGGTAGAAATTATGTATTCAAGGAAGGATATACCGTTGATGGTTCACCTTTTGATGCACTTAGTGACGTAGCTGAACAAGCACGAGCAGCATTATTTTATCGACGTGGTCAATTAACTATGCGTTGGCTATACGACGATAAAGTGACGGGTAATTTTTACCTGGCGAATAATACTGGCCTTATCTCATCTCCAACAATGGAAAGACGTGATGATGATTGGGTGGAAGATGATGACAACGATGGGCTAGGTCGATACAGTTATTCAGCGGATTCAATCTTGAATTATCGCATCACAACTGGTGAACATATTCATTTAAAGAGTGAATTTGTAGATGTTTGGGCAGCAGTACTGAGTGGTGAACATACATTTGATGGTGAAAGTCCCACTACATCATTAGAGTTAGGGGTGAAGTAAATGGCAGATACTGGACAAAGGCCAAAAATGCGTGACAATGATGTCGCTTTTTTCTTAAAAGTTTTACCAGACACTATTAAAGCAACGCTAAACGTTGCGCAATTAGGTAAGGTAACTCGTTTATATGATGATAAAAAGAAGGCAGAAGTTCAACCATTGGCACTTACGTCTGAAGGTAAAAAGCGTGCCCAATTAATTGGTGTTCATGTAGGTAAAACAAAGCGAGATTTTATAGAAATTGGGGATGTGGTAGTGGTGCTTTTCATGGACAGATCAATCGCTAATTTTGACGGTTCTAGTAACACATTTAAATTGTCTGCAAAGCGACTGCATGATTTGAATGATTCATTTATTGTGGAGGTTTATTAATGCGAGATATTTATTTAGACAAAAATGGTGGTCTAGATTTTAAAACGATTATTGATAGATCAGATGAAGTATTGCAATCGATACGAATAATTCTAGAGACAAAATTAGGCGAGTTTATTGGTGATCCAGAATTAGGGTTGGATCGAACTGATTTGTTAGAGAAAAATTTTAATGCGAGATATGCAACGCAGGCTATTCACGATGCATTAGAACAAGATAATCGTATCGGAGTACTAAACGTTGAGGTAGTGCCTGATTTCTATAAACGCACAGCTTTGGCCAAACTAACGTTAACTGTTGATGGGGAAGCGAAAAAAACGGAGGTAGCGCTAAATGTTGGATGATAATGGTTTTACTCGGCCCACATATGAAGAGCTGATAAGCGATTTAACGGCAAAATGGTTAGAACTATTTGGTAGTGATTCTGATACAAGTTCACATTCAGTTGCTGGTGTCTTTATTAGATTGATTGCTTATTTTATGAATATACTCTATCAACTTGCAGAAAAAGTTTATAATGCCCAATTTCTAAGCACAGCAACAGGTGTTTCCTTGGATAAGTTAGCAGCTAACTATGGGATTTATCGTAATCCAGCAGCACAAGCCATAACTGAATTAACATTCACTGGAACTCCAGGTTATCTTTTGCCGGCTAATACATTATTCAAAACAGCAGAAGGCATTGAGTTTCAAACAGCTGACGATTTGATATTTTCAGTTGACGGAAGAGGTAATGGCACTGCTTATGCCGTTGATGTTGGTTCGGTCTATAACGTCCCAGCTAATACGATTATTCACCAAGTTGAGCCAACCTCAGATATTATTTCTGTTACCAATGTAGAACCTGTCGAATCTGGTGCAGATTCTGAGACAGATTTAGAGTTGGCCAATCGAATTAGAATTGCGAATGACACACGGCCATCAAGTCCAGCAAACGGTATTATTTCAGCCGTTATGGCAGTAACCGGTGTCAAAACAGTTCAGGTGGTTCAAAACAACACTTTATCAGAAGATGAATTTGGTAATCCGCCAAAGACAATTCACGTTTATGTTGACGGTGGAGATGAAGAGAAGATTGCTGATGCTTTATTTAATTCTGTATCGGCAGGTATTCAAACAGTTGGATCTAAACAAAAAGCAATGACGGATAATGCTGGCTTTAGCGATAACGTCATTGCTTTTGATTATGCACAACAAACCGCAATATATGTGTCGATTAATGCGCAAACTAATCTAGATTTTGAAACAGACGGTATTCAGCAAATTAAAAATGCAGTTAATGATTATCTGACCAAAGTACCAATGGGTGGCATTGTTAGATTTTCATATTTGTATAAATACGTTTATGACAAAGTGCCTGGTATTGATGTTATTGAAGTAAAAATTGGTTCAAGTAAGGATAGCTTGTCAATGGCTGATGTTCAATTACAGCAATTTGCAATTCCAGTGACGACAGCAGACAGTTTGGTGGTGACTGAAAATGCATGATTTTAAAGAATTGTTTCTGTCTAAATTGCCTAGTCCCATTAATAGATTTGCGGAAGATACGATTACTTTTGCGGAATGGCTAAATGCGACATTTCAAAAATTAATTGGTTTGTATCAAACAATTGAAGCGTTTCGAGACAGTAATAAAGCAAATGGTAAGGCGCTAGATAGAATTGGCGATCAATTCAATCAGCAACGTGGGTCGGCGGATGATGATTTTTACCGCATCATGATTAGGTCTAAGCAAGCCACCAATATGGGTAATTCAACAGTCAATGGCTTAATCAATATGATTGCACGTTCATTAGACATTCAGCCAAATAAAATTCGAATTGAATCATTGCGACAATATGAAAACGGCACGCTGAATGGCGGTGAGCCATTAGCAATTAGAATTAGTAACATTCCACTAGAATGGGCCCGCTCTGATTTTGAACAAAATTATATTTTGGAACGAATTAAAAATGGTGTTGCTGCTGGTGTCCGAGTAGATGAAGTGAGTTTTGTTGATAATTCTAATGCTGTGTTATCTGTTCGTGGCTTAACATCTGCTACTGTCACATACGAGGTCAAAGGAGAGGAGTAATAGATGGCAAATAAATTTACGAATTTTAAATTCACCACTGAAGGTAAAGATACCTTAACTGAAGTACTTGCTGCAAAAGGCAGTATTGCTATAACACAGGTTTATACTTTTGCGACAAAGTTAACGGATACTTTGGTATTCACGCAACTTTCATCACTAGGTCCTAAGCAAATTAAGTCAGTTGGAACTGTATCAGCACAAAGCAACACGGTTGAAACTCGGTTGCAGATTGATAATGCTGATTTAACATCTGATTACAATCTACAAGGAATCGCTCTTGTAGGGACGTTTAATAAGACTAATTTCGTGTTAGGTTATATTAACACCAATGAAGCTACTAATGTGCCAGCATTCAGTGGAAATCAGGTTCAAACAATTGCCTTAGATGTTTCTTTTGCAATTTCTGATACATCTGTTATCACGATCAACACACAAACTGCTGGAATGTTGACGGTTGCTGATTACAATGCTTTGGTTGCTTATATTAAAGACCAAGTGGCACCATTATCAGTAGATAAAAAGGTTGTTCACTTAACTAACAATGAAATCATTGATGGTATTAAGACATTTAAGCAAAAAATTACTGGTTCGATATCTGGCAATGCCAATACGGTTGACTATATTAATATTCACCAAATTACTGCAAACATTGATTTGAATACGCTGACAACAAATGGTAACTATTTATCGACTTTAGAGACGAAGACTACCAGCAATAAGCCAGGTGGAACATCAGAACAGTACACGCTTATTTCCAACGGTAATATTCAAGTATTTAACGATATAAAGACGGATAAAACATATATACGTAATTACATTAAATCTGATACATTTACATCTTGGAAGGTTGTTATTGAAGACATTGATCAAACATTAAATGCACAATTTAATTTCACTAAAGTGCCAACTGTTAATAGTAAGCCAGTGGCAATTCAGGCTGATTTGCAAACTGAAACCACTAATCGTACTAACGCAGATAAGACTATTAACAATTCTCTAGCAACAGAAGTTTCCGACCGTAAAAGTGGGGACGCTACAAATGCAAATGCTGTTCAAGCTGAAGCTACCGCACGTTCGCAAGCGGATAGTTCAGCTGCTGCTGCCCTTAATACTGAAAAAGCAACACGTTCAGCTGCAGATGCGACATTAACTAAGGGTGTTAGTGATACGCAAGCAGACTTACAAACGGAAGTTGCTAATAGAGCTAGTGTTGATAAAAATATTGATAATTCTGCAGTTCATAAAACTGGAAACGAGTCTATTGCCGGAAATAAAACGTTTAGTAACAATGTAAATGTTAATCATATCATGCAGGCTGATTGGTTTTACAAACACGTTCCAGCGGGGACTACATCTAGTCAAATTATGGAAGTTATGGACGATAACCTTAGCGATGGTAAGCCGCACTCTATGGGAAAATATTATTCAGGAGCGCCTGATGGTAATGGTATTAGTATCACAGGTAACGGTTTAACTGCGATTGGTGGTGGTGAATCTAGTAGTGCTATTTTAGATGCTATTGCTAATGGAACAACTGACATAAGTATCTTACCCCCTAACGCTTTAAATTCTGAAAATCTTATTCTTGCTTCTGACCAAGCAATTTATTTCTTACAAAGTCAGCAAAACGCACCAAATTACACTAATATTTGGCGATTAAATACTGGTGGATATTGGGATCGTTATGATGAAACTTCTAAAAAATGGATCAATGTTATTCCTAATGTATCTAATTTATTAGCGCAAGATGATTCTGTAGTTCATAATTCAGGAAATGAGACTATTGCAGGTACTAAGTCGTTTAGTTCAACAGTTAATGGTAATGTTTCGGGCAATGCAGGTTCTGCAACAAAACTGCAGACAGCTCGAAGTGTTGGTGGAGTATACTTTGATGGGACTGCAAATATCAATTTACCAGGGGTAAACACTCAAGGTAATCAAGATACGACTGGAAACGCAAGCACGGCTGATAAACTGCATACTGCTAGGACAATTGGTGGTGTTAGTTTCGATGGTGGCAGTAACATTAATCTTCCAGGCGTTAATACGCGGGGTAATCAAAATACAACTGGTAACGCAGCATCAGCAACTAAATTGCAAGTGGCTCGCAAAGTCAATGGAACTGCATTTGATGGAACCAAGGATATCAGCGTTAATGCTGCCAATGATAGCAATATTGTTCATCAATCTGGTAATGAATCAATCGCAGGAAACAAGACTTTTAATAATAAACTAACCGTTAATAATACTGCTGAGGCTAATTATTGGTATAAGAACATCACCAATAAAAAAGGAAACCCTATTCTTGAAATTGATGATACGAGTGATGATACTCCCTTTTTAAGAGCAATTGGGTATTACTACTCAGGTGATTCAAATGGATCAGGGATTACTGTCGGTGCCAGAGGACTGACTGTTGTTGGCGGTGGAGAATCAGCTAGAACAATTACTGAATCTATTTCAAATCAGACAAATAACACTACGTCTCTACCGATTAATGCAGTAACTGATGAACATGTAGTCATCTCTGCTGATGGTTATATCTATTTCATGCCAGGACAACAATCAGGCATTAACTATGGCCCAATGTTTAGATTTTCATCAAATGGTTATTTGGATAAATGGAATGGCGCCTCATGGATACCAATTATTGATAAAAATGCAACTTTATTAGCATCAGACAATACAGTTGTTCATAACTCAGGTAATGAAACTATTACAGGGACTAAAACATTCAGTTCAACAATTGGTGGTAGTGTTTCGGGCAATGCTGGATCGGCATCTAAACTACTGACGGCACGAAGTATTGGTGGAGTGAACTTCGACGGAACGGCGAATATCAACTTGCCAGGAGTAAATACTACTGGAAATCAAAGTACCTCAGGAAATGCTGGATCTGCTACTAAACTAGCCACTGCACGAACGATTAATGGAACTGCATTTGACGGAACGAAAGACATTTCAATTAACGCTGCCAATGATAGCAATATTGTTCATCAATCTGGTAATGAATCAATCGCTGGAAATAAAACTTTCACGGGTACAGTAACTGCTGGTGGAACACAATTAACAGACTCTGGTTGGAAATCACTGACGCCATCTGTTGGTGGTAGTGTAAAGTATCGAAAGGTTAATGGTATTGTTTACGTTCAGTGTAGTAGTATTCCATCATTAAATAATGAAGGTAAGACGCTTGTTACCTTACCAGCTGGATACAGGCCAAACAGTATGATATGGACACCTTGGTACGCTGGAAATAATATCGGTAATATGACTATTGACAGTGATGGTTCGCTAACAAAGGCATCTACTAATAACCCAGGTAAGGACCAAGTACAGATTTCATTGTTTGTGTCATATCCTGCAGATAATTAGTAGATATTAAGGAGGTTTACTTTGTTAAAACACATAATTAAGAATAAGTTCTGGATAATAACCGGTGCTGAACTGATAACGATTGCGTTCATGTTCAGCATCGGTTTTTCAGTTATCGATATTCATGTACCAGCATCGTTTCAGTTAGTTGCTCATCCTAGCTTTAGATTGCTAGTCATTGCTGATGGTGTCGCCATGATTGTTCAATCAGTTTGGGATATTACTTGGTACTACATTCGTGAAGTGACACGTTTAGCTGCAGCAGGCGTTGTTGGCATGATGATGAGTGCATTTTTGTTGAGTGATCTAAACACACTTCACATTACATTGGTTCCGCTTGGTCTGATGTTTTTATTAGTCAGAATACTGATTGATTTGTTGACTGACAATACATTGTTTAAAGTACGGAGGTAGGTTAATGAGTCAAGCTACTTAGACAGCTTTATTGGGCTTTCTTTCCGCCTCAGTGGCTGGAGTGTTGGCCATTTGGAAAATGAATGTCGCTAAAACTGTCTCAGCTGATAAAGATTTTATTACGATGTATAACGAGTTGATGAAATCAAACAATAAGCTAATTGAACAAAATGCTGAACTGACAGCAGAATTACAAAAAGCACATGCATCTATTGAAAAATTGACGCAACGCATTAAAGAATTGGAGGATAAGTTAGAAAATGAACATTAATCATATTAGTGAATGGGTGTTAGCTCTTTGGAGCACGGGAGTATTAACGGCAGTTGCACACGCAGCAAGCCGTTTTTTTGTTGCCCATACGAAAAATAAAAATTTGTTACTATTGAACGAGTGGGCAATGCAGGCGGTGCAATATGCAGAAACACATTTACAAGGATCAGCAGAAAAGAAACAATCTGCTTTGAATTTCTTAACTAACAAACTGAATGCTAATAAGCTGGGATTAAAATTTGATAGTAAGCAATTGGATGCAGTAATTGAATTGGCAGTTTCAACATTACATGGAGGTAAGACTAATGACTAAATTTGAATTTAATGATGTGGCAAATTATCAACCCGATACATTGGCTTACTTCCAAGGATTGAAAGCTAAGGGCTCTGGTGCAGCAATTGTCAAAATTACACAGGGGACAGGCTACATTAACCCTAAAGCAACTAACCAAGTTAATCACGCTGATCAAGCAGGACTAAAAACTGCCGGTTATCACTATGCTATGTTCGGTGGCAATGTAGCTAACGCTCATGCTGAAGCTAAGTATTTCCTTACACAAGCAAAGGCACGACTAGCTAAGGGCTCAATCTTAGCATTAGATTATGAAGATGCTGCCACAACCGGTACCAATAAGAACGCCAATGCCAATGCAATTATTGCTTTTATGCAAGACGTTAAGAATGCTGGCTTTATTCCATGGTTCTACACTGGTAAGTACTTCATTAATGAACATGTTAACCATGCTGCCGTTAATAAAGCATTTCCTAATGTAACTTGGATAGCTGGTTATCCTGGAACGTCATATCCAGATTTTAACTACTTCCCATCAGTAGACGGGGTGATTGCTTGGCAATACACTAACAATTGGAAGTCATTAGGACTGGACGGTTCAACATTGCTTCTTGATTGGTCAGAAAAAACTGTTCAGGCGCAAGCGACTACAAAACCAGGTGCTAAGCCAACTGTGAACCAGCCCGATCAGGTCTTACATGTTGGCGAGCATTTCAAGGGTCGTCCTGCATATCGAGTAGATGCCATGAAATATGTCAATGGTATGTGGCAGGTTGTTAACTATGAACTTGCTGGCGGTAAGGATATCAATTGGATCACTAATGGACTAGGCGTTGCATCAGTCGATAAGGTCGACAAGAATGGTAAGAAAACTGCTAGTCAAAAATTGGCAGTTGGCGATTACTTCCGACTACATTCTGATCGGATTGAAGTACTTGGTGTTGATAAGAACGGAATTGCATTTGGAACACGTTATGGCAACGTGTGGGAGGATACAGGAACACTAACTGAAGTTAAATAAAATCAAGCCCACTAGGTTATTCTGAAAGAATGACTTAGTGGGCTTTTTTTTATAAGAAGATATTAAATATCAGTATTTTTAGAAGAAATCAGATAAGCATTTTAAATAATTATAAGAACGGTTTGTTACAAAGTTGATATTGACGATTATGTCGTGTACGATATAATTATCAGAAAGGAGATCATAT